TACTTTTTTGGCCTTGATGACAGACCGCTTGCGACAGCAGAGTGGATAAAAAGAATGATGTCAATGCATCCAAAAGGGTCATTTGAATTTAACAGCAAAGTACTAGGCATCCGCGCCATCACGGAGGGCGTGTTGTATGCTCATCTGTTAACCAAAATGCACGACATATCTTTTGAAAAAATAAACATTGGCGCAATAAAAGAGGTGCTTGTAGGCATAGACGTAGGTGGAGGAGCAGAAAAAGAAAATAGAGGTAAGACCGTTTTCTGTGTAGCTGGCTATTCAACGTTATATCAAAGAGTTGTGATTTTGGATGGAGGTATTTCCAAACAAATTGGTCATACGGAAACCGCTCGAGAGTTCAACGCCTTTATTGATAAGTGGTGGAAGATGTTTCATCATCGATTAAAAGCTGTGTATATCGACAATGCTGAACCTGCATTGATTTATGCATTTCAAAAAGGGATTAAATACCCGATTGATATCAAGGGTTCTATTAAAAAAACCAAACTAATTGATACTAGGGTAAGAGTAACTATGAAGGAACAATTGGTATATAAGTACCGTATGTTGTTTGTTAAAGAAACAGGGGCTCAAATAATTAAGAAAAATATGGGAAAAGTCAAAGGTGTCAATGGTGTAATGCTGGATGAGGACGAGTTATGGAACGATGTGTCTGACGCATTAGACTATTCGTTGACCCCTCGATTCAAACAACTAATGAAAAGGAAGTGAAAACATGAATTATGGGTTCAATATGAAACACAATTACTTAATCAATGATCTGGAAAGTAATGCCAGATTTGAATTTAACTTGTACCGAAATAAAGTTCTTCTTTCAGGCGATTCTTCAGCCGTTGAGAAATTCTACAAAGAAGATTACGCCAAATTTTCGGCCCTTGACAAATATGGGAGAAGTGCTCGCTACAATTCTTTCTGGTTCAACGTTCAACCACACAACGCAAGAGTGTTTTTCGGAATTATATCGATGATAAACGAAACATTTGTAAACCTAATAACTTCTGGTGGCGTTCAGGCAAAGGTGAAAGTTAAAGGTAAACAATATGCAGAAGGTCAAGAAGAAGATGAAGAGCAAAGTGAACGATTGGATGGCATACTGAAAGCTAACGACTTTTACGACAAAAAATGGGGGTTGGCGGAATCATACCAATCAGGTCTAGGTTATGCCCCTTTTAAAATTAGTATAGACGAGGGTGTACTAGATACACCGATTTTGGAAGTCATAAGACCAGAAATAACAGAAGTAATAAAAGAACGAGGCATCATTCAAGGATATAAGTTCAAGTCTCGAAAACGGGTCGGCGACGACGATTTTGAGATACAAGAAATAGTAATGAAAGACGGTAATGGACCAATCATTCAGTACAGGGTCTTGGCTATTGACGGTGAAGAACCAAGACAGATAAATATCGCGAATTTAACAGACGGAATGTTGGAGGCTCTCGGGATAAGCTTCTTAAAAGTTAAAGATGGAGAGGAAGTTGGAATTCAGACAACCTTCTACGAGTTTAGCGAACTTTCAGATTTGCCTGTGGTGCTTAAAAATAACACTGCTCACAATAGAATGTTCCCTACATCGCCTTTCGGAGTAGCCGATACCCAAGGGTTAGAAACAATAGAGGACGCCTTGTCAGAGCTTCTATCAAGCATGGTGGAAGAGGTGCGTAAGGGTCGCATTAAAGTATTGATTTCCGAAGACTTGGTTCCTACCAACGCTGAAGGAGGCAAAATGCAGTTTAATGATTTCCGAATGGATTATGAAATCATGAGCGGTGATTCTGCTGAAGGCGGTAGTAAAATTGAGGTCGTACAAGGGAAAATAAATAGTGAAAAATACTTATCAGGCATTGCTTCTTTAATTTCTTATGCTTGTAACCTCGTGAGCCTTCATCCAATCACAGTTGGAATAACAGGAGTAGAAAGCATTGACGCCTCGCAGGAAAGTCAAATGGAGCGAGAAAAAGTGTCAATGAGAACAAGAGAAAAGAAAATGAAGTCTTGGCGTGAAACGCTTGAATCATTGTTTAATCTACTTTTGCAAACACAAGACATTATGGACGGGAAAACCCCAGAAGAGTATGAAATCGCGCTTGAATTTGGAAACTTCACAAATCCTTCAAAAGAAAACATTGTGGATATTCTTTCAAAAGCAGTCGAAGGTTCTGTAATCTCGATGCGAACTGCACAAGACCAATATCACGGAGAAGATTTGACAGACGAGGAGAAAGAAGTAGCATATGTAGCAACACTTATTGAAAAAGGCATAGCACTAACGCCTGCTCAGCGGTTTTTCTACGAAGAAAAATCAAAAGAACTCTATGGAGTTTCAGATGAAGAACTAATAACGACCGAACCGTCAGAAGGTGAATAAATATGGCCATCAATCCCAATGCAAGCACTCAAGGCGATCGCGTCATGGACGAGAAAAGAGATTACCAAAGAGTATTGCCAAGTTCCAAAAGTCGGCAAGCATTGCGAGAAAGAGGAATGTCATGGGTTTTATCATCGAATGTGAGTGCGATTGGCACATCCGCTAAAGACTTGTATGTTCGATTTCACAACGGGTCAATATACGTTTATTATGAAAAGGCGGATTTATTCGAGGCCATGTACAAAAGTTCGAGCAAAGGACGCTTTGTATGGGCAGAGTTGCGCAGGACAAATGTACCTTATGCAAAAGTAGGTTCCATGCCACTTGAAGAAGACAAAAACGTGTCGGATGAAGACATCATGAAGGTGGGCATATCTACACAGAAAGTTAAAAGGTTAAATCAAATGGCAAACATTGCAGCTCTAGGCGCCAAATCACCAGCGCTCATTAATATGACTATCAAGGCTGGTGCTTATACAAGCAAGATAGCACTGTTGGAATAACGTTAACCCTTTTCGGAAAAAAGGGAAAAAATAGAAGTCGACAGACTATAAATCGGGAGGCAATATTATGGAAGATGAAAATAACAAAGGGCCTGAGCACACCGGCGACCCTGAGGTGGAAACGATAACCAAAGAAGAAGCTCAAAAAATGGTGGAAGAAGCAAAAAAGAATGCGAAGACTACATTTTCTCGTGATCTTTCGAAAAAACTCGGCGTAAATGTGTTTGAAAATGACGAACTCGATGCTTATGTTGAAACCCAAAAAAACAAAGTGGATAGAACCGAGTTTGATGCATTGCAAAAGGAAAGCGAAGAGTTTAAAAAGTTCAAAACAGAGCGCGATCAATACGCTCTAGAGAACGCACTTATTAAAAACAAAGTGCAAGACGATTATCAAGACAAGGTCAAGAAACTTGCAAAATTAGAAATGCAAGAGAATGATGATTTTGATTACAATCAAGCAGTAGAAAAAGTTGTAACTGATATGCCATTCTTTGTGAACAAAGGTAAAAAATTAGGCATGGGGTTCGACGACGAGAACGCAAATGAAAATGGGCTGGAATCCTTTAAGCGGAAAAGATACAAAGAAAACGCTGATGGAACTTGGTCTAAAAAAAGATAGGAGAATTATATTATGGGATTTTTAACAACAAACGCTGCATTGCGGGGCGTATCAACAATCGACAGTGACTTTAGTCCAATTGTGGAAGCAAATTTATGGGCTGAATCTATTTTTCAAGCGGGCAAAACCTATACTGAAAAATATCAAACAGACGGAATGGGGCAACTTTTCGTCCGCAGACTTGGAAAGGGAAGCGTGGATCGCTCAGACTCATTGGAATTCACGCACGAAGCCGTAGCAGACGAACTTATTCCAATCACATTGGACGAACCTTTCAAAATCTCAGAACCAATTTATGAAGCAGTGGAAACTGCGCGTAAATCACCAAGCACTGGAGAAATCTTTGAAAAAGTAGTTATGACTGTTAATGAACAGTGGCAGGAAACTGCGCTTAGTTATCTTGTAAACGGGGCTCAAGCTTCCGCAGAAGTGACAAGTGCTGCCACCGAAGACACAATCAAAAACCAAATTATCTCTGTGCGTAAAGAGTTGCGTGAGAACAAAGCTAAACCAAACGTTCTCCAAGTTTCGCCAAGAACATACGCGCTTATTTTGAATTATTCAGGGAAAGAGTTTCAACAATCTTTCAACGACGAAATTCTAAGAACAGGACAAGTTGGGATGTTTCTAGGCACACCAGTTTATGAAAACACTCTATTGGTAGATACAGGAGCATCGGGAGACACTCAATTTATTATGTATGATTTCGAAGCGTTTTCAATTCTTACTCAACGAATTGCTCAGCGTGTAATTGACGCAGGGAAATCTTGGGTCGGTAGCGCTGCCCAAGTGCACATAATGTCTGGGTTTAAAGTAACTACTCCTGAGAGAGTAATTAAAGCCACAATTGCATAATGGTACGTGTTAGAAAAGGATCTATTGAAACAAACGTAACCGAAGAAACATTGCCACGTTATTTAAAAAGTGGTTGGGAACGTGTGAATCAACAAAAAAAGCAAAGGCCAAAAACATATGACGAGTATAAGAAAGACCAACTCATTAGCATTGCGGCCAATCGCTCCCTACACGTGAATACTCGTATGAAAAAACAAGAGATTATTGATAGGTTGGTAACGCTTGACGAGCGAGCAAAGGTAGAGCCAACGAATCAAGGCTTTACTGACAACTTAATAAAGCAATGACCAAAAGAGGGAGGGGTGTCCCTTCCTCTTATTGTTTATAAGAGGTGGTTTAATGAAAAAAGAAACGTGGAACAAACAATATTATGCTGAAAAAAGCGAAGTATCAAGTAATTCTGACATTACGGATCAAGATTTAAGGAACGAACTAGGAGATTCTTACGAAAGAACCATCCGTCACCGAATATTCCCTCGTATTTATCAGCACATGTTTGATGCTTATAGAGGTGGCCGAAGTCGACATCATCATACGGCTATTAAATACATAATCGATCAATCACCGACAAAGCAACGCTATGTTTTGGAGGCTGGGATTGAGTTTTTGCGAGCTATAATCATGACGGGGATGGACATTAAAGATTATACAAACGAAGGAAAGTCGGCTGTTCCTCACACCGTTGACCTCATTCTGCGAGAAGCAGGGCTTTATATAACTAGCGATATTGACATATCTCAATACGATTTGGACAAATGGCTTGAAAGC